ACCCAGTCTGCTGTTTCAAGACCTCCATTTTTTTGATATTCATAATAACCACGCAGTCCATCCTCCCAATCTGCACCTTCCACTATCTTAGGTCTTTTGCTTGGATTGTTTTTAAACAACTCTACCATTTTCCTACCAAGTTCTGGCTTCAGGCTTCTTGCTGTTTGAGATGTATAGCCTTTTGCCTCATTTATATCTGCCATAGCACCTGCTTCCCCATTAGCCTTTATCAAATCCTCTCCTGCTTCTATTTCCGGCTCCCAGTTATTAACATCAGTCTCTGGCTCTTTCTTTGGTGGAGCAGGAGATAGGGCATCCTGAGAAGGGTTCTGTATATTCGCTTCTTCTGGAACAAAGTCTCTGGGCATTGGAGACCATGACAGAGTTCCATTAGGATGGTCGTTGATATTGTTTGCCTGCTCTACTGTGTAGAACTGACCATCTCTTTCGATACAGGTTCTGCCATATGGGTCACCGGGGTCTACATAAGTATCGCCTGCATCTCCATCTGGGTCAGTTGCCTGTACATATTCAAATTCCTGTGCCTTGTAATAGCCCAGAGTTGAAAGGTTCTGGGTTCTCATGGTTTCAGTCCTAGCTATAAGCCTAGCTCTGGTCTTTGTTTCTCCCAGAGTGGACTGCATACCCCTGAAGTTGTCTTTAGGTACACCTCTGACTATCTGCTCTATTGAATAGCCTCTTTGTTCTGATAGGGAGATTACATCCTTGACCCTCTTGCTTGTCGTGCTGTGAATCAGCTTGGCTCTAGCAGGAGCTTGTGTCAATAAACCTGAAACAGCAGGTAGCTTTTCAGACCAATCAAGTTGACCTGCTATACCTGCATCATTGATATGTTCCCATGTCTGCTTTGTTATTCTTCTGTAGTGCTTGTACATGATATTCGCTAGGTTGCTTTCTTCTATTGGAGTAACCAAGCTGTCTGCATCAAATGGCAGTTGCTTCAGGTCATCCAGAGAGGCTGACCTTTCCATCAGTCTGCCCAAGATACCATCTACCCTGTTCTTCACCCTTAAAAGGTATCTATTGACATCCACTTCCATGTCATCCTCTAGTTCCTCCCTGTCAATAAGCAGATTCCTTCTGAGCTTGACTGCTCCTCTAAGCAGGTCTGATTTCTGTTCCTCGTGAACAGTTGAGGTGGTGTCGTGTTTTGTAGGCGGCGTCAATACTTTGGGAGAAAAAACGCTTTTAGCAGACTCGTCCTCTTCAGGCTCAGCCTCCTGAGGTGCAATTTCTATGGAAGGAGCAGTTGGTTGGAATGGTAAGGCTTGAGGTGGTGTCTCTATGACCTCCCCTTCAGCAAGTTCAGTGATGTTTGCAGGAACTCTCCTTACATCCCCACCATCCATAGCTTCCACTCCAACTAGTTCACGAGCTTCATTAAGTGTTAATAGCCCTTTGTCAAATAGAGCCATAGCTCTCTGACTATTTGACTCTTTGTCATCAATCATATCAAGCAATGTTCCCTTATCTACTGCGAACTTGCCCTGATTAGAATATTCTTTAGCTACACTGTAATTCAAGAACCTGACAATCTTGTTGACCAGAGGTTGAACTGTTTCAGCATTGAAGCTGAATCTTGCTTCTCTGTAATTAGAGTATGTAGCCCTTTCCAGACCTACATTAGCTCCTATCAAAATAGGAGGCACTCCAAAGACAGCACATATCCTAGCTTCTGTGAAGTTGTGAAGCTCATTAAGAGCCAAGTCTTTCATAGTCGATGCCATTGGCTGATATTCAGCATCATCATCCATTATCGCCACTCTATGGAAGTTGTTCTTTCCACCAAACTGGCTTCTCCACCTGTTCCTGATTATAGATGCCTCTTCCTGAGACTGTAATCGCCTCTTTATTTTCAAAAGACCTGATGGAACACCTGCGTTCTGGAAGAACACCTTCGCATAGTCTGTCATATTCAAATCAAGATTAACTGTCCTAGCCAGAACCTGTAATGGAGCTAATCCATACAAGTCTCCTGATGGATTTGGTAATGCTAGGTGACATACATCTTCAGCAGGGATGGTGTATTCGCTCTCGCCTATCTCGTAGGTATAACTGACTGCACCTTGAGTGCCACCATTAATAGTGATTCTGTCTGGTCTCAATAAAGGCAGAGAGGTAATCATTCTTGTCTTTGCTCTTTCTTTTAATATATATACATTCCCACTCACCATCAGATATGTGACCAGTTCTTCTAGCCAACTAGCCCAGTCCTGACTGGTTGTTGGGTACTGCATCAGTTCATATAGGTCACCTGAGTCCAGTTCTGAGAAGCCACCCTCACTTGTTGGTACTTCTAACATATATCTGGGGTTTGAGATAGAGGAAGCTAGTTCTCTGATACAGGCATGGACAATCTCGTTCTTGCCATAGCCTTCTTTTGCGAAGTTGAGATAATTGGTCTCTGGGTACAACGCTTGTTCCAGATTGTAGGTCAGGGGAACAGTTGCACTTACATCTTGGTCATACTGCTTCTTGTTTCTGTTCAAAAACCCAAACATATACACCTCTTCGCTGTTTGGGTACTTCAGCTTGACCACTGGGGTCTACCAATGAGGCAGAGGTAGCTAAATAAATAAAATATCACTACCTCATCGATAAACATTGTCTATTAAAAGGAGTTTAGATAGACCTGAAAAGCATAACACGCTACAGCGAAAGTAGTCAATGACTCAAAACAAACTGCTATATCGCTGTTTTTATTAGTTATTTATGTATATCTTTGTTTACATAGTTGACTAATAAGCTGAAGTGTGAAATGATAGACATATCTTAGATACACAGGAGTTTAGAAATGATTAGAATAGATGAAACAAGAGTTAGCAATTACGATTACCCACAGAGAGAAGAATACTTAGAGTTGGTTGATAACACATCAGACCTTTCAGAAGGTTCAAAAGATTTACTGAAGAAGTTATTTGCTGAACAAAGTCATGACCAGTATGCCTCTTACCCTTCAGACTTAATCTTGACTAATGCAGAGAAGGGTCATATGTCAGACCTGAGCAACAAACTTTATATCGAGACTTTGGAAGATGAGTTTGTAAATGGTTTAAGTAACCATGGGGATAGGTTTACATGGGTCACTATCTTATTGAATGGCGAGGTAATGGAGATTTAAAGGTCGCAGGGTTTAATCACCCTGTAATCCAGTAGCCAACACTACTAGATTACAAGGTGGTTTAACTAAATCAACACCACCTTAAAAGGAGTTTAGGAACAATGGAAAAGAAAGTAGTAGTCATATCTCACTCAATCGTCTCAAGTGCATACATGAGCATTCACAAAGAGGGATGTAATGATATAGCTCGCAATTGCAGGGAGACAGATGGATTTGTGCATCCAGAGATATTTTCCAGTGCAGATGAAGCACTAACAAAAGAAATCGAATGGATGAACGAAGATAACGAATATAATGGCGACCCACTTATGGTAAAAGGTAGTTGGGAGGCAGAACAATTCTTCTATGTCTATCCTTGTGCCAGATAACTAAATAAGTCTCTCCTATAACAAAGAACCCCTCCTTAACCAGAGGGGTTTTTTGTTGTATAGACCTCATTCACTTCCTTGCATCTCCTACACCTTATCTTTGTTCCAATAGGTGCTTTCTCAGCTAATAGAGCGTTACAGCGACAGCACCTGAGTGGCTTATCTTTAGACATCACCAGACTCCTAATCCTGTCTTGTTGTCTTTGGCATATACAGCAAGAGCGAGAGCCATTACGCAGTCATCATGCAATCCCTGTGGTGCAGAGTATGTAGCTCCTGTCCTAGTCCACTCATATTCAAACGACAATAGCTCATTAAGCAGTGTTCCTCTGGGATATCCTATTTCCCTGTTATGGATAGCTAACTGTAGCCCCTCCATCAGTCTCTGCTTACTAGGACTGGAGAACTTGTAGCCATGAAAATTCGATAGGCTTTTCTGTAGCCTCTCAACTATAGGGTCACCTACTCCAGTTGAGTCAACATAGCAGGTCTCTCCATTGAGTGTCTTTACTATGATTCTTTCTGTTGACTCCCATGACTGTTGAAACCTGTCGAAGTATGCCACTGTGCCTTCATCATCTATCCCCACTATAACTGTATAATCTTGGCTCTTAGCTAGGTCTATTCCCCAGTACAGTGGTTTCCTAGCAGACATCTCCCTTACGCACGCCTCTATCGAATCTACGCCAAATGGATTGCCACCATCATCACTAGCTTGAGCAAGATATAGCTCTTTGAAGATATGGCTAGGCAGTATGTTCTCTGCATCCTCTATCTCACCTCTTGCCACAATGCCTGCATCTACTGCATCCCAAGCTGTCAACTTAGCGTAATGCCAGTCGATGCTTCCTACTTCTGCCTGTCTTGCCAGTCGATATGCCCAATTCCTTCTGCCTTTAACATTGCCTATTATCCTGACCTTACCTTGAGTAGCTGTTAATGTAGACCTGATTGCAAACCATGATTCTTCTCTCATTCTGGTTGCTTCATCTAGGACTGCTCCATAGACATCCTCACCATACAGGTTGTCTGGCTTCTCTGCTGATTTAAAGCCAATTACAGCACCATTTCTCAGGGTAATGGTTAGCTCTGCTTCATTGGACTGGTACAGTCTTTGTGTTATCGCTCTTTTAAGCCTTCTATAAGCTATCTTGGCTTGAGGGTATACTGGTGCTATCCACCAGAAGTTCTGACCTGCTGTGCCTAACACAGCTTGCTCTAGTATCCACGATAGGCAGGCTACTGTCTTTCCAGACTTTGTAGCTCCTTCTATTATTGAATATCTAGCATCACTGAATATTGCTTCCTTCTGCTTCTGATACAGGTAAGGAGGCTTGTATGTTATTTGGTAAGTTGCCAACATCTGCCCTTTCTATATTAAAGGTAAACTCAACTACTTTCTGGTCTATCTCTATTGCTCTCTGTTCCAGTCCATTGATTTTGTTCATATGAGACATGATGTTCAGAACCAGATTAACACCCTCTCTATCGCCATTCACTGCATCCTTGAAATAAGAGGCTAACAGCTTCTCATATCTGACCATCTGGATTGCCCTTAGTTTATCAGCTTCCTCTGAATACTCACCTGCCATTTCAACAAGAGCCTTCTGCACTTCCTTATGCACAACAGACGAGGATGTCTTGTTCTTGTCTGCTATAGCATGATAAGAAAGACCATCAAGCCTTTGCTCCATCATCTTCATCCTTCTCAGCTTCATCTGTTCAGGATTTCTGCCTTTGATTCCCCTAGGTCTGCCCAATTTCTTTGCCATTAGTTTCCTATATATTCTTTTTTTCAAATAAACTAGAACCCACCCAAGCAGGCTCTGAGCCAGTGCATACATCACATTTTAGCAGATAGTTGTGCTTTGTTGACAACCCTGTATCTGCCATCATCCTTTTATGCGAAAGAACGCTACCTGTGTGATTAAGGTGCTGTGTCACGAATTTCCCTGAACGATTAGGGAAGTTTTTTCTACCACTAAAAATAACCTTATCGCCAATACCTGCTTTTCTTTGTTTCGCCCAATTGTCGTTTGAAACAGGGAATATCATTTGCTTAGCCTTGCCTTCCATCTGAGTATTTTATCCATGACATCCTTATCAGCCATAGGGGGAAACGATTCTTCGCTTTCCTTTTCAACCAACATAGTCCTATGGTGAGCTTCTATGCTTGAATATGCACTGATGTCTGCCTTCACTAAATCTGTCTTTTCCTTTGCCTTGCGTGCTTTCGACAAATGAGTCTTTGCACA